TATATAGTACCGGCTCATTCTGTATGTGGTCGCTGTGTTGACAGAATAGAAATTGCAGCCTGAACGATAACCTTCCGGCAGATTAAATAATACGAAATTGTTTTGCAGGTCCTTAATACCGATTGTTCCCTGGACATAAACAATACCGTTCTTTTTCCTGTACCTGATTTTCGTTCCGGCTGTCGGATTACTCGTATTCGGATCAAATGTCGGTGTGAGCCAGCCGGTATCAAAAATCTTTGCCTGAACTTCTGCTGCAGATAAAACCATGTCATACAATGCTGTTACCCCTGTCAGGCTGATCCCATCCTGCTTTACCCGGTATATGGCCACATAGGCCTCTGCCGCCTCGTTTCTCAGTGAAGCTTCTTCATAATTTACAACGGAAGTATCCGTTTTGACAGCCTGTTCGCAGACCTGGCTGCCGGCACCATTCGTGTACAAGCGGTAGCCTATCGTAAAGTATTTCGTCACCCCCTGGCTGCCGGTTGGAATCGTGAAATCATCCCAGGTACCGGCATCGATATGGATGCGCCGGCCCTTGCTGACCAGCTCACCGTCATAAATGCGGATCGTGTTGTTATCCACAATCTCCGCCGCCATCTTTTTGCCGACATTCAGCAAAAGACGGCCATTGCCGATGATACCTGCATATAAATCGGCATCCTCCTGGGCCGTGATGCCCCGATATCCGTCACCGTTTAAAAGCTTTGCCATTATGTATCCTCCTTCACTCCGTATTCGATGGTCATGCGTCCATCGGATATGCGGTATATTTTCTTACTAATCGGCGCTTCCACGACCAATCCCGTCTCCCTATACCTACCGACAACAATATCCCCCACGTTCAAATCCACGCTCTCTGCATCAATGCGAAGCTTTTTTGAACCGGCCAGTTTCTTTAACTTCTCATTCCCGGACTTCCGAAGCTCTGCCAGGGATTCCGCAGATGAATAATCATAGTAGGCCTGACGTTCTGCCAGACCTGTATAATATTGTGTCGTTGTTACTTTGCCGTTTTTTCCAATATATAAATCCAGCTTCTGCCGGTTCTGCAGCTCACCTTTTCCCATGCAGATCAGATGGTTGATCCCCATCTGATCATTCGTAAATGTCAACGTCAGGCCAAGGTCATTGTTGTATTCTCCTTCCAGCTTCTTTGCAGGAAGGGCCCGGCAGCAGACCTGCACCCTGCCGCCGGCTTCTGTCTTCTTCGCATAGATGTCAAGCCTGTAATCATACTCGGAAAGCATGTCCATCAGGCCATCCAGCATGGATGTATAAAGCTTGAACTGATAACTGCCAATCGTCAGGCCGCTGTCCTCTTCCGGTACAGAGAAAAAACCGCCAAGGCATTCAGCCAGCAGTCTCCTGATGACTGCATTGGCTTCCCCGGATACGATGCGGTAGTCACTGCCGGATGGCGGAAGGATGATCCACTGTGAAAGAAGCCCCCGCCAGGTCCAGCCTTTCAGTGTATTGACTGCCTTATTGGATACGCTTGCACGATATTCGACAATGCCGCCGACTTCCGTGCCGGGAATATAGAATCCGGAAAAATCAGAGAGCACTGTACTCAGTTCAAAGTCATTAGAAGCGGAGCTGTCACCGACTTCCACGTCAATTTCCAGAGTCGCCGGACCGATTTCATGAAAATCAGCATCAAAAAGAATCAAATCCATTTCGGCTCACTCCTCTCTAAGAACAATGTCAGATCTACGCCGTATAACCGGCTATAATCTATGACAATGTCCCCCGGTGGTATCTTCTGAAGAACAGAATAAGTTGAGTCTCGATAATTGAACACGTTGACTTTTTCACCGTTATTTTTCACTAAGAAAATTCTTCTGTCTGCCGGCTGTATTTCCCGACTATCAATGGTCAGATACTCACCCTGTTCAACCTGATAATGAACGATATACGGATGGTCTGCAATGGTGATGCTGATTTCTACAGCCGGCCCATAGATAGTCATCTGGAAATCACTGTCAGCGTAATGGTCAACCGTGAGCCTAACTGCTGTACGGCTAATTGGATAACCATACTCATAGCCATATGGATACGCCTTTGCATCCGATGCCGCTTTTGTATCAGATGCGATTGGCTGAATAGATATCTTTTGTTCATATACCCATACCGGATGGTCCGTCACGATCTTCAGATTGACTGTCTGCCACCCATTGTCAAAGAATGCTTCTGAAGGTTTCGCTGCATATATATAGCAGCTCAGATAACATTCATTGACATATAATGCACCTGGCTTTTTCTTTCTTACATCACCAAGAAAAGCAGCCATCATTTCATCATATGATTGCTGCCATTTCATATCGAAAGTATCCGATACATTGACCTTGATTTCATGCGTCTCAACTTTTTCTTTAAACTCAGTGATCTTATTGTCTTCTGTATCATATGACAATTCAAATTCAAAGAAATCCAGATCTGCAATGCCATATTTCTTTCCATCAAACATGATTTTTTTCGTTTTATCGCTGTTCTCGTAATAGACATTCATTCTTTTACTCCTCCATAAGACGTAAAAATTCACGTCTGTTCATTGAAAAGTAATATTCCTTCTTGCTGTTGCGCTGGATGATATTTTCAAGCTTTTTATAATCAATACACTGATCAAACCTGCCGCCAATCATATCTCCGAGCATATCAGCCAATGGTGCCAGTGAAGTCCGGTTTAACGGAAGCGCATACTCAGGGCCAGCTTCCCCTAATCCAGAAACCAGCGAAGGACCGTTAAACAAACCACCTTCTGCATACCACTTGATGCCGAATGAAGGAACTTGTGGTGGATTTAATGAGAATTTACCTGTAATATAAGGATGCGGAAGTTTCAAAGCCGGAAGGCTCCATGTAAAATGGAAAAAGCCTTTAATCCTATCGATAGCGCCTTTAACCGCATCTTTGGCACCATTTATTTTTGATGTAATGCCACTCTTAATACTGTCAAATTTTTGTATAGCAGCCGACTTTAGACCTTCTACCTTGGCCACAGCTCCGCTCTTTAGATTTTCGAACCCATTGATTGCAGATGTCTTCAAACTGGTTACTTTATTGATTGCACCACTCTTTAAACTCTCAAACTTTTGTGTTGCTGAATCTTTCAACATTGTCACCTTGTCGATTGCTCCTGTTTTCAACGCCTCAAATTCGTTTACAACACCATCTTTCAATTCAATAGCTTTGGCTTTCAAGTAATCCCAATTCTGCCATACTAATATACCGGCACCTACAACCGCAGCAAAAGCTCCCGCCGTGGCCAGCAACGGAATATTCAAAAGCGTTACTTCTCCGGCCAATATAGGAGTCAGGAAATTCGCTACAGTCGTTACAGTATTATAAGCCGCCATACCTGCAGCTGCTCCTGCAAGCATTCCTCCTAGGACTTCAAAAGACTCCTTATTCTCCATGATATACTGGCCGTAGTCTTTTAGCCCATTGACGGCAACATCAACCCCATTACCGATAGTTTCAAAATCAATATTACTTGCGATACATCCACCAAGAGTTTCAACTTCATCTATGACAGTTACAATCCCATCGCCAATGGCTTCAAAGTCTACTTTATCAGCTACCGTCTCCAATACAGGGATCAATTCATCCTGTACTTTCGGAAGGACTTCGCCTTCTATCTTTCGGCCGATTCCGGCCACGGCAGAACCAAGATCATCATATTTGACATTATTCAGATCTTCAAGGGCGCTGCTTGTCAATGAGATATCGCCTCTGGTATCCATCAAGGCCTGAACTGCAGTTTCTCCGAGATCTTCCCACATGGTTCCCATCAGGGCCTGTCCAAGCTGATATCGCTCCTGTTCATCCTCAACTTTCATCAATGACGCAATAACATCCTGCATAGCCTGTCCGGCAGCCTCACCGCCTTCATTGACTTTTTGTTTCATTGCATCCACATTGTAACCAAGGCTTTCAAGGGCTTCATCAGCGCTGCTGTCCTGCCATCTGATGTGATATTCCTTTACGGCATCACCTAATTTGTCAATACTCCATGTACCGCTTTCAGCACCGTTTGCAAGCATATTGAACATATCCTGCGCAGAATATCCGGCATCCTTAAACTGAACAGAATACTCATTGATGGTATCAAGCAGATCATCATTCTGATCCAGCCCCTTCTGAGCACCCTGGACCATCAAATCAAATGCTTCTTCTGAAGAAATACCAAATTGATTCATCATCGAATTTGCCGCACGGATGGACTCCGATACTTCCCAACCAAACGTATCTCTGAGAAGAATTGCCCGCTCAGTTGTATTCTGCAGTTCATCGCCTGTCTGCCCGGTCTGCTGGTGAATTGTAGCCATGACATCCGCTATATCCTCAAGACCTTCTCCGAAGTTATCCATGTACACGTTATACATGATATCTTCGAACTCCTGCATCTTATCAGCAGCCATACCGGTTTTTCCCTGAAAATTGTTCAGGGCTTTTTGTCCGGATACAGCTTTTTCAGCAAAACTTCCAACGGCATCTGTTAATTTTTCCACACCTGAAAGGATCAGATCAGATGCCAGATTTGCTTTAAGAAGGTCTCCGAATTCAACAGACTTTGCGCCGGCATTATCCATTGAAGCTGTAAAATCTGCAAGGGCTTCGCCTGTAGCCTCAGTTGAATCACAGACTTCTTCAGTCACATCAGACTGCTTGTTCAATTCTGCATTGCATTTATCAATTTCATTCTGAAGTTTCTGTTCAGAACGCATATTATAATTCAATGCCGATTCAAGGTCTTTAACCTCCTTCGAATCTTCTCCAAACAGTTCCTTTGCCTTCTGCAGCTTCTCATTCATGAGCTCTGTCTTTTTCTGCGTTTCAGCAAGTGCATCAGACAGAAGGTTCGTCCGCTCTGACAGAAGATTTGTATCTCCGGAAGCACCTTTCAGCTTCTCTGCGTTCAGCGATAACTGAGAATTAAGGACCTTGATTTCATTTTGCGTACTCTTTAAGCCATTATTAATATCCTGCGTCTCTGCCACAAATTTAACTTTGACTTCACTATTTTTACGTGCCATTTCTCACCATCTTTTCTTCCTCATACCGCATAAACGCATTATATGCTGAATAGTTTTCTGCAACTCCCGTTAAAAAAGCATACTCGGTATTCCAGAACACTTCTTCAGGAATCCCGAGTATTAAAACATAATAAGTATAATAATCTTCGATATCTTCCAGGACGATATCAGGAAATCTAATTTTATGTCTTAATTTTCCCGTCCGCTGTTTGAAACGTTCCTGGAAGGTTCTGTTTTTTTTCTCCCTGTAATCCTCAGATACAGGTTATTGACATAATTCACATCATCTGGAATACAATCAAGGAATTCTGGATAATCCATAATTTTATTATCCGGGTTATCCATAGCAGCACATATATACGCAAAATACAGTACATCTGCAATCTGCATATAATCATCAAGGCCTCCCATGATGACTTTGCCGCAGGCTGCATATGCCTCCGGATATTTTCCCTTTGCTCTGTACTGTCTGGACATAGAAAGAGACAAACTTAATGTTTCTCCAGTGCTGGTTCTCATATCATATACACATGTCTTCATATTATGCCTCCACTAATGTTCTGCTAAATGCTGTCATCCACTGCTGAGGGATTTCAGTACTGCCTGAATCAAGATCTGCAGGCAGACACTCATACATACAGCAGCCACCCTCATCTGGGCTCAGATCAAACTCAATGTCCAACTCTGCAACCTCTTCTGCACCATTTTCAATCTTACGTGTAAAATCAGATGCAATTGAACAATTCGGGTAAGCCTTATATTTAAGATCACCCATTTCATCAAATACTTTGGCCACATACGCAAAGTTCGGCAAGGCTCTTGTCCCCCAGCTTCCTACTCCTTTTTTCAGACTAGAATCAACAATTGCAAGCATCTTCTTATAGGCAGACCATTTGATATGGCCGGTCAGCTTCAATTTGCCGGTGCCTTTCTGATATGCCTTTTTAAGGACTTCAACACCTTCGCATGTCTTTGTTACAAATCTGATATTCAATGTTTCTTCTGCAGTTCCGACACATCCGATTTTCTCAAATGCTTCGTCATCACCGACTTTAATCGATGACTCTTTAATCTCAAATTCTGAAAATCCGTCATTATACATTTATCGCATCCTCCAATCTATCACATATTGCATCTACAATCTTTTCTTCAGACTTTTCAACGCCACGCTCCATGAACCACTTGCCGCCATGATGATGAATCGTATTACTGCCATCATTCGGAAAATACAAATATTTATATTTTTTTGTGGCATTAACTTCTACAGCCAGATTACTGTTAATATGGCTCAAAGATTTTGAACTTTTCGCTGGGCTTGCTTTTCCCCTCCAGGGTTTTCTTCCAGATGCAGGCATATAACTCTTAATATTCTGAATAATAAGTGGACCGCCTATCTGATGAAGCACATCATTAACGGCTTTTTCAACATCTCCCGGAAACTGACGAAATTTTTCCTGCAGCCTGGCTGCATCTTCTTTTTCAATATAAAACTTATTCGCCATATACTTCACATCCTTTAGCAGGAAGTGAAAACGTGATCGTTGCCACTTCAACTGACAAATCCGTGTTTCCTTTTAGGAAGTACTCAAATTCAATATCTTTATCCGCAAGCCTCAGTCTTGTGCCCGCGAGAACCCGCTTAATAAGCTCATAGACATATCCTTCAGGCACATAGTTTTCACGGACTATGTGCACTTCGTAATACTCGCAGAAGTCCATCTTCGACTTGCCGGCTTTGGATATTGTTGACCGATTAAATGTTGTATAGTTCCATTTTTCCGGAGCTTTCGCAACCTGTCCATAGTACAGATTTGAATCCATGGCTTCCAGAATCTCCTTAAGTTTATCCAGCAATCTCCCGCACCTCCTCAAGATACAGATACAGATTCTTCTTGTCGTTGTCATAATCAATCTTGAATATATCATACAGAAGCTTACCATGGAGAACCTTTTGATCCGTTGTCACGCCCGGCCGATAAGGTACTTTAACTTTCAGTGTCAGTTTTCGGCTCACTGATTCAGCGAACTCAAAATCTTCTCCGCGTCTGCTCATCTCAACAAATGCAAGCTTCCTCAAATTCTTCAGGTCACTTTTTTTAAGCTCATTGACTTTTGCCCCAAAACTGGTCTGTGTATTCACAGAATCACAAACATACAGGTATCCATCTGTATAAACATCAAGCTCCTTCTTCTTCGTCATCGGCATCCTGCATCTTCCTTTCCACCAGAAGCTGATTCTGACATGTAATTATATCCGCAAGGTAAACTTTCTTAAATTCATCGGCACAGCCGTTGTGCTTATACAAACAATAATTCAGGAACAGATCTCTTGCAGGACCAGGCGCAGAATAATCAATTTCCGCGCCCAGAAGCTGATTCATATCAAGTTCTGTATCCTCGATCATGTCAGCCAGTTCTATATCTGTATCATCATCAGACCATGAGATTTTGAGCTTTCTTTTTACCCTGTCAAGCAGATTCATGTTTCATCGACTCCTCGTTCATTAAGCACTCGCTGCTGCAGCAACGTTTTTGACTGTAATGTATGTCGGGTCTAACTTCGAAATATCAATCAGAATAGCAACTGTATTATCAAATGCTTTACCCATGCCATACAACTTAATCTTCAGCGTTCTCATATCCTCAAGGAATTTGAATTCATCGGAAAATTCAATATTTCCTTCTTTAGATGAACCAATGCCGAAGAAATATTCATCCGGCAGGCAGATGATGGCCTGCCCTTCTGCCACTTCATTGCTCCTGATAACCTCTGTTGGGAATGGAAACACATCTTTTGAATATAATCCCATGTTATTCAGCACTGTCGTTGCCGGCATGATTTTTGTCAGATAATCAATCTGATTACAAATCATCGTCACTTCATCAAATTTTCTTAATCTACCTTTTTCTGTCTTTGCAAGCGTAGCGAGCAGTTTGCCATAATCCGCCGGCAGGAATGATGTAACTTTAACAGGTGTTTTCTGCGGATAACCTGTTGAACTGTTGACGGATACCCCATCATGGATATCTCTGTCCAAACCAATAGGACAGTTGTGGCCATTGCCAGATACAATCGCAGCCTCAAGACCGCATGCAAGCGCTTCCTGGAGAACCGTTCTTACATAGTTATCAAGATAAGTTGGGCCAAGATCAAGCATATCTTTGTCAATAAGTGCGTAAGCAGTCAGTTTACACTGGGCGAGCGATACAACCTTAAAGCTGGATGTGATCTCCTGAGTAATCTCACTGTTAATAGTGCCCCAGATTGCTTTCTGAACAGTATGATCATTCAGGATGAATCTTGTAAGATACTGCACATTTGTAAAGCTGATTCTGCTCAGCAGCGGATGCTCATCAATCAGATTCCTATAAACATCTTCAATAATCGTTTCAGGCATTCCATTCCCGCTGATCAGTGTCGTTAATGCCTGCTTAGGTGCCGGATCCTTTGCTGCCTGGATCAGCTTCTCATAAAACTTTGTTTCCTCAGCCGTCAGCTGGCGGTAACCTCTCTGCGCAAGAATAGTTCTGTCACCATCAGCTTCAAGGTAATCCTGCTTAATAGATTCCGCTACAGATTCGTGGAATTTTGTCATTGCTTCCTGGATTTCTTTCTCATCTCCTGACAGAAAAGCTTTCTGCATAGCCAGACAAGCTTCTTTCTGCTGTTCTCTTGTAATCGTTGTTCCTAACATTCTGATACCTCCTGTTATTTTGCTAATGCATTAAAAAAAGCAGCCGCTCTCGCACTGCCCGTTAACTCATTTTTAGTTTTCTCTTCGCCTGTCTTCGGCTCGACATCGAGCTGAAGCGCCGGATTGTCATAAATCTCAATTAATTTATCCATTCGCTCAATCAGATCCGGAATACCATCCGGCCATTCTAATTTTGCAGTCAATTTGTCATGGATAATACCTCGGACACTCTGAATCGGTTCTTCGCCCGCATCCTGCTCGGCAATCTCTGTTGCAAAACCCATCTCCAAAGCTTCTGCTGCCGTGATCCAAGTCTCATTGTCCATCAGATCTTTGATCTCATCCTCTGACAATGTGCTTACTTTCTTGTATGCTTCAATGGATGACTGATTGATCTTGTCATTGTTTTCAGCAGCTTTTCTCAGCTCTTCTGAATTGGCATAACCAACATAAGACATCGCATTATGGATCATAAGCAGTGCCAGCTCTCCCATAACTCTTGTATCACCGGCACAGAATATAATGGATGCTGCAGAACATGCGAAACCATCACAGTATGTTGTTACCGAAGCCTTATTTCTCCGGAGCGCCGAATAAATAGCCAGCGCCTCCGCCACTTCACCGCCATACGAATTGATGTATACATTGATTGCATCCACATCCAGGCTGTCAATTTCCTGTTTGATATTGTAGGCGGACACATCTGATTCCAGCCAAGGCCAGGATGTGATATCACCATAAATATTCAATGCAGCCTCTTTGCCGGTAACTGTCAGCTGATAATACTTTCCCTTATTCATTATTCTCACCTTCTTTCATTGCTTTTACCTGTTCAAAGTTCTTTGACATATAATGCTGCTTGCTCCAGAACTCGTCGCACGGCTTCAGGCCGGCTTCAAGTCGAAGTTCATCAATATCCTTGACAAATCCGCTGCCGACCAGTTTATAAATCGGGTCGGCCAGTTCAAACATATCTCTATGAATGATGCTGGATGTCCGGACTTCATAATAATTGCCTGCACTGAAATTTTTATAGCCTGCCTTTTTATTGAGTGCTTCTGAAATCAGATCTGCGTATGGATCCACAGAAAAAGTAAGCAGCTCATTAACAATATCCTTGATATTGGTAATGTTACCAGTCATCAGGGCCAGCGGCACATTGTAGGCTGCGGCCGTCATCTCAAATATATCCTTCCGGAGTTTGATAAAATCATCCGCGCTTTTTGATGTCTGGCTCTCTTCCGGCTTCAGATCATAGCCGTCAAACTCAGGATAAACAGCTGTATCACTCTTCAGATAATCATTCAGCTGTTGGGTAACCGTATCTTTAAAAACCTTCAGGAATTTTTCATCACTCGGCTTATAACCTGTGATATGCAGCTTATATTTTCGTCCGTTTGTCCGCTTAAATGCATTCGCTGCAGTTTCAATCAACTTACCATACTCAGTATACAGATTATTCAGGATATCAATGATTCTCTTATCCGTCAACTTCAGCAGGTATACCTGATCAGCATAATAGTTTTTCTTCAAAGACAGATTGCCTACAACTGCATTGCAGTATACATTTCCTCTAAAAGGCCGTTCTTCTTTTAATCCAAACGTATCCACACAATACAGATGCTTATTTTCCTCAATAATCAATACGCCCTTTTTCCCATTCGGATCAGCAAGCAGCTTCTCCATTACTTTGTGCCAGAACTCCGATGATGTCTGGTTAATGTTTGGTGATACATTTAAAAGATAATAGTCTTCATTCTGAACCGGCTTATTATCTATGTATACCATGATCTCAGATTTTGAGATTGCATTGGCAATGATATTCGTTGCCGAACAGACCGCCATCTGCAGATAATACAATGACGGAGATACATTGAGTGTAATCGTATCCATATCACCATATTTTTCTGAATTTATAAATGCTTCTAAAAAATTTTTCAATGATATTCCCATATCGACTCCTAAATAGTGATTACCGGAAGACTGTACAAAGGTGCCTTGACCGCTGAATCTAATTCAGATTCAACACACATAGACATTACCAACGACATCCAAGGGTCTGTCTTCCGGGATTTTGATTCAATCTTTGCATAGACAAATGAGCCCTTATCTACCCCTTCTTTTCTGCCGTAACTGATCAGTTTTGTGTTGTTGCAGCCCCATCGAAGAACCGGATTATCGTCCCAGACGAAATTGTGATTTACAAAGCAGCTGTCAATCACCGGTACTACCTGAATAATATCCCTCTGGGTAATCAGCTTGATTTTCTTCTCCTTTGCTGTAAATCCAATGCCTTCCAATGCCCTCTTCAATAGAGCATATCGGTACGTATCAATAGCAAGCTTTCTGATATCGTAACGGCGTCCAAGCCCCTGAATATACTCAGCGATGATATCCGGATGAATCTCAACATCATCCACCACAGTCAACAGGCCATTGGCTTCCCATTCTTTCCATGGACACTTCAATCTCGGAATGTCCTTTGAATGACTGCACAACCAGGAATGATTGATATCATAACGCGTATCTCCATCCCTGAAATGAAAGTTAACAGAAGCTAAATCTGTTACCTTCATGTAATCAATACCTACTGTACAGCTCATACCACTCAGATCCGGTATCTGCCGGTCTGTTGCAATAATATTAGCCCACTCAGTGACGCCGCCTTCCTTCTGGACATCATGGATATTCATTCGTTTAATCATGAATGCCGGCAGCCTGAACGGTGATTTCTTCCACTCATGGAACTCCTTCCTAATCTCAGCCAACAGGTTTGGCAGATATGGCAGTGACGGGTTGGCCATTGGCCAGTTTTCCTCATCATACACATCATTGGCGCAGTTCAGTTTACAGATAAATGGCAGCATACCGTTATCCGGATCACCGTTCCTCAGAATCCCCTCTGATGTTTCCAACAGGTCATCCAACGGGCCCTCACGGACATCCCCATCCGTCGTATAATACGACCTTCGCGGATGCTGCTTTTTACCAAGACCAGTCGTAAAAACGTCAATATCCGCATAATTCAGATACTGATGAACCTCATTGAATATAACGATGCCGGATCTCAGGCCATCCTTCCCCTTCGGGTTATGTGTACGCCCCTTGATCTCTGCCCTGTTCTTCTTTCCGACAATCAATTCTTTTGTCCAACTAAAAAATCTCCTCAGTTTTTTTGTAAACTTTGGAGATTCAAATACTGCGATCAAATCCTTGACCGGCCGTGTGGCCTGGTCTTCATTGTTCGCACAGATATCAACATCATATTCTTTTACAGGATTATATGGACTGGTCAGGCACATTGATTCATATGCGATCATGCCATCTTTTCCGGCACCACGGCCAAGCAGACAGAATAAATCCGGCCATCTCGGCATCCCAGTGTCTTTCCAGTAAGTGCAGTCATGCAGCACAAGCACAAATTTTTCCCAGGGAAACAAATCCCAAGGAAAATACTTCTGCAGTGAAAGATACCTCTCCGCCTGTTCTTCATCCACATAGATATCTTCCGTCTGAAAGCATTTAATCACATAATCAACTAAAAGATGCTGTTCTTCGCAGCATCTGATCTCGCCATTCTTGACGCTATCAATCCATTCCTCCACATGCGGAGATATATTATAACAGCTCATCATCATCACCCTGGACATCTACCGGCGGAGACAGCCCCAGAGCGTCAAGCAGCTTTAGCATCTGGGTATTGACCTTCACCAACTGTTCAATCGAATCATTTTTCTTCCATCCTGTCTGGCCACCGCCATTATTGTACTTAATCAACGTGCCTCTTTCCATGATATCCTTCACAAGCAGCTGCTTTGTGATCCAGAAATCCATATAGTCTTCAATCAGATCAGAATATGTCTTTCCCAGGACACCATTCCTTTTCAGTTCATCTGACAGATTTTCCTTTACGGACCTGTATCTAGCTGTCCGTTTTAAACTTTTAACTTCCTCTTTTTCCATAACCTCAAATGCCAATCATACCCACCCCCCTCATGTGTGCGAATCCAGCTACTCTGTCAATATCCTCCTCCCGTTGTTCGTTCCCCTTTTTGAAATAGGGTAATGGGGACCCGGGGGTATTACCATCGCTCTTCATTGACGTATTTTTCTTTCTGGGCAGCACCTGCTGCCCTCTTTGCCGACTTCTCAGGATGTAATTCATTATGACACGCTCTGCAGACTGCAAGCAGGTTGCATTGTCTCACGCCTCTGGCATCCACGTACCACCTGCTCAGTGCCAGCTCAGGATGTTCACGTACATGCATCACATGATGCACCGTGTCTGCCCTGGTGATGATGCCCCGCTCTTTGCATGGCTGACATTCATAATGCTGCTCCCGGAGAACTTCTTCCTTCAGTCCAGCGTACCCACTCCTGCCACTCCATTCTCTGCTCTTATAGAACTTCCACAGCTGGTCATCCTCAATCAGCTGATTAATCCATCTTACTAACTGTGTCTCAGTCATAATGCCACATCCTTCATGGACCCTGCAGGATTCGAACCTGCGACTCTCTGCTTATGAGGCAGATGCTCTGACCGCTGAACTAAAGGTCCGTAACAGAAAAGGCGCCGGTAAAACCAACGCCTTTTATTCTTCGTGATATTTTATTATATTTATTGCATGATACTACTATAGCACCAAACAGCGTCCTTTTCAATCCTTTTAAGCAAATTTCCCAAACATATTTTCGTTTTATCCACATAAGCGTCTTGTCTGGTCCATGACAATCACCAGTTCATCCAATACTTTGTCGATAGCATCCACTTTCCTCAGATACTTTTCTTTGCCTGTTGATTCATACTGGTTCAAGGTGTAGGCTCGTTTCTTCACCAGATTCAGGTATCGTGTTCTCTTCTTTTCTGTCATGGTAAGGTATTTGATATCATACTGTCTGAACAGATCAACATATGTAAAACTTTCCAGATATCCTTCTTCCAGCCGGACTGTAATCAGATGTTTGTAAATACCAACAATCGGACACACAACTCTTCTGGCCGCAGCCTCATCTCTCTTCTGTCCTTTCCATCCATCCCATTTAAGAACCTGAACCAGATCACCAATCTGCAGCCGGCTTCTCAGTTCCCTTATCATCTGATCAGTGATTGCACTGTTTACCTTTTCAGTCAACATGTCCCCTCGCCTCCTTCTTCATTCATCTTTGCCAGAATCATTTCCAATGCATCATTATACGAACGATAATATGAATCCTTTGAGATATGTAATGTCCTGCGGATCTCCATCGGTGTCATCTCACCAACATACAGCATCCAGAGAATAGTGCAGCCTAATTCATTTTCAGCTGCCATATTGATCAGTGTTACCGCTCTTCTCATATCCGATACCGAATGCCACATAGCATTCAACATACCGAGCTCTGCTTTTTCATAGGCAAGGCATATACCAGACACGCTGTCCCCGTGACTGCTCCCACCTCCAGAAGCTGCCTTATACACGACAGCTTTAAGCGAATCCTTATAGTCAAGGCAAGCTGTCGCATATAATTCTTTCTTCACCCCAAAAACGGATGCAGACATTTGATACTTTCTCAGCTCTTTAATCAGGCCAACTCTATCCATCTTCATCGCCTCCTATACCACATTCATAAATCTGTTCATGAATGATTGCTGCCATTGCGTCCGTTTGGTTTTACGCTCCGGCCACTTTGTATTCCAACACTCCTTACAATCTACCCTTTCATTTAATGCCCGTCTTCTGGCACACTCTGTCAAGTTGCATCCATGTGTACCTAAAAACGGATAATCATCCGGGCAATTAGCTGCGCCTCCCATATGCCCATATCCGACACACTCCGGATACACCTGCGCTACTCTCTCTTTCCTTGTCATACAGTCACCTCCTAGCTAAACGGCAGTTCTTCATCCAATCCATCAGGGATATTCATGAATCCATCAGAGCCAACAGCCGGCACATCTCTGCTGATTGGTGCATTACTGTTCTGTTCAGAAGTTCTCTTACTCTCCGCAAACTCATGAGATTCAACGATGATATCTGTTGTATAAACCTTCACGCCGTCCCTGTTTGTATAACTTCCTGTCTGAATACGTCCCCTGACAATCAGCTTAATCCCTTTATAGAAATACTTCTCTGCAAACTCGGCCAACTTTCCAAACTCAACACAATTGATGAAGTCTGCCTGCTGATTCTCTTTGGAATAAACTCTATCAACAGCCAATGTATATCTTGCTACAATTCTATCTTCATTGCCATTCTGGCTATGTCTTACTTCAGGATCTCTTGTTAATCTACCTGATAAAATCACATTGTTCATAATTATCCTCCATTTCTTTTGATAACATCATGGTGTCAGATTGGTGACAAGTTGGTGTCAGTTTTTATTATTTATCTGTCACCCCTAAAACCCGCATAAATACTGGATTTTTTGATATCGGTGTCAGAGGTGTCAGGTTTTTTGAGTTTTGTTTATTATTTTGATTTTTTCTAAAAATCTTTAGGACTTGAAAAAAGCTGTCACCACCTTGCTGAAACCCGCATAAACACTGACTTTTTTGGGTGACAGTTTTTTCTTCAAATCTGTCACTACCTGTCACCAACCTGTCACCTAAACGGCACTTCAACACCTGCTGCCTGTACATCAATGAAATCCTCTCCTTTCTCATCCAATCCCTCTATATACCGGCCAATCTTCTTGTCACGGCCTTCCTTATAGCCTTTATCTACCAGATTCTTGTAAAACTTTGCCCGTCCAATAGCTTGCCTATCATTCTCTTCGCAATACTTGTCATACAGATCATATATCGCTGCCCTGCTGCATCTGGCACCTGCTGCCGGCTTCATACAATCTTCCAGCCATGCCTTAACGCTGTCAGCATCCTTATAGAGCTCATTTACCAACCGCTTGCTGTTCTCTGATTCAGGTATACGTCCTTTCTCATACATCTCATGCAGCCATCTCACAGCCATGAAGATAGAGAACTGTACCTCAGACTGCAGCTTTTCATCCAGTCGCAGGTCTATCTTTGCCGGCTTCACATTCATTTCCAGGATGAGCAGACGTCTGTAGAATGCGTTACTCTTCTCATCCAGGTTCAGCGGTATTTTATTCGCTGAGAATAACAACTTCGCATAGCTCCTGAAGGACCGGTTCGCATCCATACCCTTGCGTTCAAAGATGATCTCGTCATCCCCGGTACACTTCTTCAGCACGTCCACTGCATTCAGCGGCGCTGTTGAGATATCCGCACATGAATTCATCAGCTTGCCAAACAGATTAGATGGATAAAACCTCTCATTCAAATCTGCCAGGGATACATTCACATAATTCGGCTTGCCCACTATGTACTCTGCCAGTGCAATCAAACGGCTCTTGCCTGTACCGCCCTCGCCTTTGATCATCATGAATTTCTGCATAGATGTGTCACAGGTCATGCAATAGCCCAGATATGTATAAAACATCTGCCTGTCACCGCTGTCTGGAACCGCTTCCTTCAGGAATTTTAATGTATTCTCGCCTTTCACTGGCTGGAAGCTGAATTCATGCGGTATCTGGTTCATACTCCTGTATTCTGGGTTGTGTGGATGCATCTTCATTTCCTGCACATCCAGCATCCCATTTTTGAAGTTTATCCACCATTTGGGATAATTGTTCACCGTCTCAAAGGAAGACTGCAGCGCCTGCTGCCTGATGAGCAAATCATATACCCACTTGATGGTCGCTGCCTTAATCTCGTTACGGTACAGGCACGCCTGGATCTTATTCATCAGCACGATACCGTTTGCATCTTCCTTGAATACGCCATTCTCATATACAAAAGCAATCCCATCTATGACAAACATATCCTCTGTATCCATCAGATACTCTACGATAGCCACATCACAGACGCTTGTACATTTCCCATTTTCATCATAGTTGTGAAACTGCTGCAGATCCATACAGGTATCCTGTCCTTCAAACCGGTTGATGAACTGTTTAAGCGTCTGATCCAGCTCTTCCTGCCGGTCATAGTTGCCCAGGTATTCTTTATTTCGGAAAAGGGTATATCCTGACTGCTTATAGACTATTCCGTTCGACTTAAAGAACACTTCCAGCTCATCATTCGTCTTCTTCCTGAAGCATGCCGGCACAAAGACATAATCCATCAGGTTTGTTCCTGTATTGATGATGCTCTTAATATATTCCTTAAATCCATCCAGGCTGAATGCATTTTTCTCTGCTTCTGTAAGCCATAGCGTAGAATAACCGATAGCAACCACATTCTGCATGATTTCCATGTTATCGTTGATAAAGACGTACCGGTGCTTTTCATCCGGATCCTGCTGTATCATTTTCTCAAAAATATTTTTAAGCATGTGTCCTCCAACGTTCTATTCCGTAAACCTTATACTTCTTTTCAAAATCTTCCCGGCCGATCTTGTGATATTCCGTGTGATGCGTCCGACACAGGCACATGATCCTGCTGCCGGAATCATCATACTTTCTTCTGTCATTACCCATGCCGATAGCATCCACATGATGAATCTCTCCCTCACGCCCGCACAGGCAGCACTTCCGGTGTTTAATACACGCGATCAACGCCCTGTCTATCTCTTCCGCCCTGTTGGTCAGATTATCTGTCAGCGGTATGCCGTTCTGTATGGCATACTCCAGAAGAAAAGCGATATAATCACGAGCGGTGTCCATCGTACAATCTGACAATGAGAAGGCCTCTTTCCTGTAGGCCTTCTCACACTCTGCTTTCAATGCCTCGTGGACATATGCCTTTTCATCTTTACTCATATATCCACAGTATTCAGCAATATCCCGCTCTGTAGCATATGCTTTCTTCCTCTGCTCCGGAGAGATAAAACGTCCATCCATGATGACCAGACGCCCCATACTGATGCAGTGCTCAATAATGTAATTAGCTACATTGGCATTTTTTGCCTGTATAAGCATCTGCGTTCCATCCATATCTTCCTTGACTCCCTTGATACTGCAGATTACTTCCACTTTCATCCCTCCTGCATTCACATACCTCATTCGGATCCAGATGTGCGCCGCAATACCGGCATATCTTGTAATATGTTTTCTTTTTCATCTACAATCACCTTTATCCCTTTGATCCACATCGTCCTGGATGCGTCCTGCTGCTTTCTTATGTATCCCATCTCTTCAAGCCTAGCCAGGCGTGCGTGAATCGTTGATGTTGATTTATACCCCATTCCTGTCATGATCTCCCTAACTGACGGGGAATACATATGCTGTATAAAGAAATCCCTTATAAACAAATACATCTGTTTATCCGATTCTGTCATTTTTCTCATCGAATCACCCCTGTAATCCCAAGATTCGTCTCGTCTGGTGCCAGTCTAGCCTTGCACCAGATGTTATTTCCAACCACTTCCGATACGTCTCTCATAACCTATCCTTTCTGCGCCATATGCTTTTCAAGCATCATGACCGCTTCCTGTATATCTGCATCTAATTCTTCTGTATGAATTTTCGCAAAACACCTGATGACTTTACGCCAGTCCTCCGGCGTATTCTTCATATGTGCCTTGGCGTTCTCATAGATTTTTCTAACTCTCTCATCCATTGCCTTCACCTCACCAGTTATACATATTGACAAATGCCGCAAGCTCTTTCAGGTCTTTCAGATTTAACCCGCTAGTTAATGCACAGCAATCCTCATCATAATGATTAATTTGATAATATACCCGGAATTCAATGGGAGTACCTCTTCTGTCATCGATAAGCTTTCCATCCTGATCATACACATTGCTGTCTTCATCGTCCCTGATGCATTCAACAGAAAATCCTCTGTTATCCTCCCAAGGAATATAAGTCTTGATATACGCTTCATCTCTTGATGCCTGCATCTTTAATAATTCCTCTTTGATATCACTAATAATTTTCTTCATATCCTTCACCATTCCCTTTCTCATTGTCCCAGTCGATCCGCTGACCACAAGCCGGACAATAACAATAGTCATCATACTCATAATCTCATTCTTTTACCTTCCTGCATAATCCCGAATTTACTGCTTCATTCTTGAATAAATAACTTGCAGTTTTCCGATAATCATATCTTCAGGAAATGTAAAGCATGTAATGATATCAAATACTTGGTATACAATGATGCCAACGCCTACAACAATCGTTGCGCCTGCAAGCAGCCCCCACAACGTTTCCCTAGTATCATAATCAGCTAAACGATCTATAGTCTTTTGTTCCGCATTGTACTTCATCCGTTTGACAGCATATTTACTCACCGGCAACAAGCAAACGCCAATTATCATCCATACAATGCTTGTTATTATTTCGTAGGTAATATATTTATCACATAACTGCTGCAAGTACGGGATAACATTTTCAGAACTCCAGTCGATGACAATACCAAATCGTTCTGCAAGTGCATCTATGACTTTGATTACTTCATCTGACATTTGTCTTTCTCCTTCCTGTATTTGACCCTGTCCTCTGCTCTGGCCAGATCCACGTTCTCCGGATAAGCACGTTTCAGCATTCCTTCCGTTGTCCAAGAGGTCTTCCCGTTTGCGAAAACAACGATAACTCCCGTCTCGGTAACTTTACACAGGTGAGCCTTTACAAAATGATCATCTGCTGTATGTATAACAACCGGTGTATCCACAGGGACCATTGGCCAGTCAATATCGAATGGAACATATTCCTTTTCAGCCCATTCTCTTAATTTCAGCCAGCACTCGTTACCCCTGAAATCGCAGGTCGTGCAGGTGATATCTGTGCATCCTACCGGCGTACCATCCTGGCATGCTAACCTGTCCCCACTCGTCGCAATCAGTGCAATCTCATCCTTGAATCTTTCTCTATTCTTCATGGCTAAACCTTTCTCAAACCTCTCAGATAATCAATCAGTGCCGTTCTGTTCGTTCTACAGTTGTCCAGATATTTATATCCCGGCTTCAGAAGATATTCATATGTCGAATGCGTTTCCTTCCATTTCCAAGATTCATACATCCATTCACGGATAACGATGCTGTCCCCATTCTGTAAGTCAAACCGGTAATATACTTCCTGTGCGTTCGGGACCCTGAACCATACTGGCCATGATCGATAATTTTCCAGGAATGCTTTCCTCTGCTCGTTATTCTTCATATCCGGAAGTTCCATTGGTTCCGGATCCGGTTCTTCTGCTGCCTCCAGATCACATACCATTCCAGCCAGAGCAGCAACGATAATCTTTTGTTCTTCAATGAATGCCGGCAGTGATGCTTCGTTTTTGTAAGCATCCAGATACTGATTGAGCTTACCTTTCTCCTTCTCTAGCAAAAGCTGTACAGTTACCTGCTGCCCTTCACTTTCTTCCGGCTCCTGCTGCTCATCGTCCGCTTCATCTTCATCAAAAACTTGTTCCGCTGCATACGCTTCGCCAATTTCTCCCTGCCGTTCCAGTTCCTCAAACAGTTCTTCCCAAGTGTATCTGACTTCAATCTCTTCACCTGTTAACGCATTTATAATCGATATATCGGAATAAAATTCAGCAATCCATTCAGTGTTTGCATATGAAAATTTTACTGTATTAGCAAAAAGCATCTCTCTGACATCATCATTAAAATTATCCAAAGTCTCATATTTCAAATCGTACTTTTCCATAACAGCTTCGACCAGAAAAACCAGCACATCTTTTCGGATACACACAGTCTTTTTAGCGTCCTCCATAGCTACCACATTCCACATGGACTGTACTGCTGCCATCAGATAAAACCATTCGAAATTGCCGATGCATCCACTACGTCCCCATAACTGGATATAGTCATCAAACAGATTGATGTGGCATTCCTCTTCACCATTCCAGAAATACCAGCAGCGGTTATATGTTCCAAGATTATCCTTCAACTGTTCCTCTGCTGTGATTACATTTAACACCCTTGCGGCATAGTCCTCACGGAAGTATGCTTTCTTGTCCTCAATAAGTTTTCTGGCAAAAGTATTCAGGATTTCTTCTTCCTCTGGACTTGGCTTTCTGATCTCCGGCCCCTGCTGCTCCGGCACAATATCCGGATAATCATAAACATTCATCTGTCCAGGAATCTGTTCATCTACCACTTCCGGCTCGACATCGAGCGGTACTTCCTTCATGCTTCGGATTTCCTTCACCGTCATATCCGGCGTGACATCTTCCCTTTTATCTACCGGTATATACAGCATCTCCTGCAGTTGCGACTTACTGAAATCCTTATACCGTTCATCAATGCCCGGCGAGTTGCCATCGATGGAGAACTGTTCATTAATCCGGATGCAGTGATTGACAGTTGACTTAGACATTCCGAACTCGTTCATAGCAAAATCATGGATATCCTTGTACCCGTCTTCAAGATACATCTCATTGTCCCTGACCTTCCTGAGGAAGAATCCTATTCCTATGTATTCCCTGGCCATTGCCGTTACCCTGTCACGGATGATATTCTTGATATCCGCATAAGGCACTGCATCATACCAATTCGTTACATTTTCCATATCACACCTCGATTACTAAAGAATCTTCTTTGGCTCCTTCTCTCTCATAATTCGGGTACCAGATACCATCATGCTCAACCGACCTGAGAATATATCTCGGATCGTCTTCATCCCTTACCTGGTCTTCCGGAAAATCTACTCTGATAGAATCCAGGATGGTGTTGATCATGGCATATCTCTCTGCGGCGCTTCCCATTACCAGCACTGCCTTATTGGAAATACAGTCAATAACACTGATCTCTCTATTTTCTAACTCCTGCAAGGTTTTATCATTCGCTAACAACATTTCTCTTCCTCCGTAATCTTTTCAAATTCAAGGTCTTTCACATGGTCAAGATCTGTAAAATCTTTACCCTCACAGCTCTCAATAAAGTTCATCAGAGTCGATCTTCTGACCTTCAGCTGCCCCAGCTTCAATGCTGGAAGAAATCCTTTTTTAATCAGCTGGTACACAAAACTTGTATTTGTTCTTAATACTTTCGCTGTTTCCTTAACGGTTAATACCTCATCAACAGTTGTCATTTTTATCCCTGCCTTTCTTTCCGACTTACCATAACTTTGTCTTTAACTTCAAATCAGACACCTTCTTTTCAAGTTCTTCCTGAAAAGTAACTTTAAGTACTTCTAGATGCATCATTGTAAAATGTTCAGGCAAATTATTCAGAAAATCCTGTACTGCTTTCTTTGATTCTTCTCGAATTTCTCCATATCTTTTTAATTCCATTTTCTACTCCTCCTTTATATAAACAGAGGACATCCTTGTAAACATTCATTGATTCTGCTATAATTTTCCTAACAAATGACGAAAGGATTGATTCAATGACCACTCATGTTAACGCATATAATTTGCATCCTGATTTTCCTAATGACACTCGTGAATTTGAAATAGAAATACCTAACAAATGCCCACACTGTTCAACTGCATATTCTTTAATCCCCCGTTATTCTAGCTATTTTATTGACAATTTCAAACAAATTCGTTTATACAGCGTATTTTTCTGCCCTTCATGTGAGAATGCCTTTTTCGCAGACTACGAATGCCATGAAGAATATTTCGGCGAATATAGTAGTCATTATTACGTCCTATACCCTTCACCAAAATCTACGAAATCATTTTCCAATGCTCTTTCTTCTTTATCCCCTAAATTCGTGAAGATTTATCATCAGGCCGAAATTGCTGAAAATTCTAAATTAAAAGAGCTGTGCGGTATTGGCTATAGAAAGGCTCTTGAATTTTTAATAAAAGATTATGCTATATCTAAGCATCCTGAAGCTCAGGAAGATATAGAGAAATCTTCTCTCAGCAAATGTATTGATGAATTTATTAATGACAATAAATTTAAAACACTGGCAAAAGCAGCTACATGGTTAGGCAATGACGAAACACATTATGTAAAAAAACATGAAAATTACAATATTCAAGATATGAAACGTTTTCTGAACGCTGCCATCGCCTTTGTTGAGTATGAGCTTACTTGTGATGAAGCTGCTGGCTTTGTGACCAATTCTTAATGATATTGTTTAAGCGCTCTGATTCCCACATAACCTGATCAGCAAGCAATGATTGATCGCTGTCTCTTTCAGCCAGGAAGTTTCCATTCATATCCCAGTACTGCGTTATTTCGCGTACTGGGTCTCCTTTTATTCCAAGACCTCTTTTTGCCTTTACTTCAATTACCTGTATTGCCCTTACACTGTTTGGACCGCTTAATCTTTGCATCCTCCTATCCCTCCCCTCTTCCAATGATGCTTGTTCTTTAAGCATTTACTTGATATAATATCCTATCGAATATTGAAAGGGTGAACGCTTTGTTAAAATATCTTTTAATTTTGTTTATTATCGTATACATACACTCAATTATTAAGAGTTGGAGAAACCTGCAGCAAATAACTTCTTGCATTCAAACGTTGCAGGATTACTTGTTCTCCGCCACCCTAAAAGCGATAGATTTTTACGAAGAAACACTTATTAAGAAGCCTGATTACAATGCTCATTTATATAAGTTGTTGGCTCAATATCCTGAAATTTCTAAATTTACAAGCTACTGCTCCCCAACACTTTCATATGGAAGCTCTGATTTAGACACCTATAATGCTTCTGCAGATATATACAATGAGCTTTTAATGCGGCGCAACTTTTTAACAAGAGATTTTAAAGCTTCCTTCAATCCCTTCAATGCTTTAAAATCCTTACTTTCTTTGCCTAGCGCTATTTTTTCAGCAATAGGTTTTAATCTCGGCAATATTTCTTCAAAAATAGTCAACATAATTGGCTGGATTATCACTTACTTCCTGGGTATGTATGCGAATGAAATAAAAGCCTTCATATCATCCCTCTTCAAGTAATCTACTTACACACAAATACATGAGCATAAACAAGCAACTGCTTTCATAATGATTAAGTTCCGTTAGAAAGAAACTTTTGATAACAGCCACGATGATAAGAGTTATTATGGCTGTTATCAATTTAAATGATTTCATCCTCCTATCCCTCCCCTCTTCCAATACATTTTTCTTCTTCTTTCTTCTCTGCACGCTTCATGTCCATAATGGCTTCCCCTTTTCCCATCAGGTAACCCTTATCAAATTCAGACATTGATGGAAGCGCTGTTGTTAATGTTTCAAGAATCTTCTTTTCTCTCTCAGACATCATTCAATCTCTCCTTTCTGCGTTTGTGTTTGTTGATATACATCAATTATATGTTGATATCCCTCTTTTGTCAACACTTTTTTGTTGACTTTCCACTTTTTGTTGAATATCAACTTTTTTCTATTGACATTATGTAATTCATGGCGTACAATGGCATTATGAACTTAAGGAGGTGAGAAACATGAACGAACGTCTGAAGAAATTAAGGAAGGCACTTGATCTGACACAGCAAGAATTTGCTGATAGATTAGGAATATCACGCGGTAACATAGGATCATATGAAGTCGGGAAAAGTGCATTAAGCGATGCAGTCATCTCTCTGATCTGCCGCGAATTCAACGTCAACGAAGACTGGCTCAGAACCGGCGAAGGTGAAATGTTCATCCAGATGACCAGAGATGAAGAGATAGCAGCATTCGTTGCCAAAGCATTACGAACAGAGGAAGACTCTTTCAAAAAGAGATTCATTGCTATGTTAAGTGCGCTGGATGAGTCAGACTGGGAATCCCTTGAAAAAATTGCTCTCTTATTGGTAGACAAAAAGGAGCAGGACAAACCTACTCCTTAATCAATGGAATCACATGAGATTCCGAACGAAAGAAAGAATAAGATTCAGTTGTCGTTCGTTCATTTGTTTTAGAATTTCCACAATTTTTTCAAAAGTGCTGATGTTTTTCATATGTATACGCCCCTCTTTCCCTCGTTCGAATGTATGTTCTGATATCATGATAACATATTCTGTATCATTGTCAAGAACATTCGTTCGTATATTGAATATTAATGGTTACACTATTATTATCCTACTTTTGGGAGAGAAATGGGTTGTATCCGGGTAATCGTCCGAGATCTCGGACACTTTTTGAAGCAACTGCACTGTTCTGTAGTTATTTGTATGGAGAATCAAACAGATCGATAATCCTGCAGTGCAGGCCCTGGGCGAGAAGTTCCATGGTATCCATCCGCGGAGAAACTCCATTACAGATATCAGACACAGTCGATCTGGGTAAACCGGTAGCGATAGCTACCTGTCGAACAGACAAACCGTATCTGAACATATAATCCTGTAAAAGAATGCGCACAGCTATCATCTCCTTTGCTGATAGCCTGCCCATTTGACATTTAGACTATTCGGTGACAGATTGGTGACAGGTTGTGACAGATTTCAAAAAAAAGCTGTCACCAAAAAACCCAGTGTTTATGCGGCTTCCAGCGAAGCGTGACAGATGTGACAGCTTTTTTCAACTCCTAGAGATTTTTTCAAAATCTCAAAAAATTAAATGAACTTAAAAAAACCTGTCACATCTGTCACCGATAGTAAAAAAGCCAGTATTTATGCGGCTTTGCGCGTGACAGCTTTAAAATAAAAACTGTCACCAAGCTGTCACCAAGTTGTCACTATTAATAAAAAGGGGATATGATCTATGAAAAAGAAAATCACAACTGCTATGGTCATTGCAGCTATGTCCATGTCAATCATAGCATGCGGTGGAACACAAAAGGAAACATCTGCTCCAGCAGAAACTCAGGCTCAGACATCTATTGCGATAGAAAGTGCTGCATCTACTGAAGCACCTGAAACTGTAGCCGAATCAGAAACACCTGCAGAAGTTGGATACTATACCATCTACTCTTCTCAGTCCGGATCTGATGAAGCAATTGTAAAAGAAACACTTGAGAGCATGGGAGTAACTGCAGATAATACAAACCTGACATTAGATGCAGACGGAACTGTAACGATGATGAATGTCGGTGAAAAATTAACCGGCACATGGGGCGATGGCAAGATGTCTGTAGAAGGCACTGACTATACATACAGCCTTGAAGACAATATGTTCACATTAAAATCCGGTGATGTCACATTCGTCTTTGAAAAAGCCGGCAGCGAAGCAGCTTCCGCTGATACCGGCAAAGATTTGCCGGATGGAGATTATTCAGACATGGGTGCCGGCACAATGTACCTGAACACTGCAGGCGGTACATCCGAGAACGGAAACATCCCTGTATTGTTCGAATCATCTGACATTACAACAGATCAGATGGACGTCAATACAAGTGACTTCGATAACACAAAGTTGTCTTACATCTACATTGACGGCATGCTGAACACTAAAGAGCAGCTGGGTGACGCTCAGTGTGGCATTACCCTTGAAAAAGATGCACTGACAGAAGGCACGCATAAAGTAGAGGTCGTTCAGTACGACACCAACGAACCAGACGGCACAATGGTAACATACAAAACAGCATCTTACGAAATCCAGTACAAATAAACGCTTGTCTGCTTTACAAACTATTTTTATTCACAAGAAAGAGAAATACTATGGGAAGAACACTAACAACGCAAGAATTAATCAAACACAAAAATCAAGCGTTATCTAAAATTGATAATTATCTTACCAAGCTTGCAACGGATCCCAATACCAAAATTCAAAGCAAAGCTGACAAATTAAGCTATTGGATAAAGGATTGGACCAAGTTTCTTGAATATGAACAAAATTTCAATGCATCTAGTTTGAGAAGATACAAGCGTGGGGAAATTGTGAAAGTACATTTAGGCTACAACATCGGAAGTGAAGAAGGCGGTTTACATTATTGTGTAGTTGTGGAAAAGGATAACTCCAGGAACTCTCCTGTTCTTACAGTCGTTCCTCTCACTTCTATCAAAAAGAAAACCGATCTGGAACATCTCCGACCAGGTGAAATTGATTTGGGCAATGAACTTTTTACAAATTTAAATTCTAAAATTTCTTTTACTCAGAAAAAAATCGAATCAGAATTGGAGGAATTAGCGAAATCGTTAGATACACTTGCCGATGATGCGCCACTAGAAGAATTTAACAAGCTCCACAGTAAGGTTAATAAATTAAAAAAAGAAGCTGATATGTTTGGTCGCATGAAGGATGAAGTGTCTAAGATGAAAATGGGCAGTATTGCTCTAGTTAAACAAATTCGTACTATCAGCAAAATTCGAATTTATGACCCAAAAACCAATTTTGATATTTTAAGTAATGTCAAACTATCTAATGAGAAACTTGATTTGATTGACAATGAAGTGATTAAAAATTTCACTGGACGTAAAAATGTCTAATTTTGTCAAGCTAAATTTGATTAGATCTGTACATTTTTTATTGACAAATGCATATAATGAGGTTATAATTAAGTACGCTAAAACACAGCCGTTAACCGGCAGTATAGAAGACACAGCTCCCAGACAACTGGCGAGCACTAATTAAAAGCCTCGTAGAAATACGGGGCTTTTTTCGTTTAATAAAACAAAATAGCAAAACCGCCCAGTGTTACCAGCACCGAACGGTTTTACCTAGATTTCTTGTACAAGCCGGAGCTTGTGACACAATACATCCTAGACAAATGTATTGTATCACAAAAATCCGGCACCGTACAGGTGTATTTTTTACACCTTTTTTAGGCTCGACATCGAGCCGGATTGGAGTGATATTATGGCAAAGATAAACGTTACAAAACGTGGTAAATTCTATCAGTATCGATTTCAGTTAGCTTCCCAGAATGGGCAGCGTAAATGGTTTTCAAAAAGTGGATTTAAGACCAAGAAAGAAGCGGAAGCTGCCGGCATCAAAGCCCTGGCACAATACAATGAAACAGGATTGGCTTTTAAGCCTTCAGAAATATCTGTTTCTGATTATTTTAACATCTGGTTAAATGGCTATTGTAAGACACATTGCAAAGAAACAACCATCTATTCATACCGGAAGAAAGTAGATAAGATGATTATACCTGAACTCGGTAAGTATAAATTAAAAGCACTCTCTCATCAAGTGCTGCAGAAATTCATGGATGATAAATTCAATGAGGGATACAGCCGGAATTCCCTGGCCGTCCTCAAAGGTATCCTGTCTGGAGCCTTAAAAGAAGCAGTAAAAGGCGGATACATCAGCCAATCACCTATGATCTATGTCGATATCCAAAGTGACCGTATAAAGCCAAAAGTCCCGACAAGAAAGAAACCCAAAGAACTTGTTACCCCGGAACAATGGCAGGCGATTATAGAGCGATTTCCGGAAAGCCAGCCAGCGCATATCCCTCTGATGCTTGCTTATCACTGCGGCCTCAGGCTCGGTGAAGTCTTCGGTCTGATGTGGGAAGACATCGACTTTGAAGCTAAAACATTGTCTGTCAATCGCCAGGTACAGATGAGCAATACTTCAAAGCAATGGACCTTCACAGATCCAAAGTACAATTCATTCCGGACAATTGACATTGATGATGCCATCGTCAACCTGCTCCGGCGTGAACGAGCCCATCAGAACAAAGCTAGGTTATATTATGCCGAATACTATACACAGCTCTGCGTGTCCGGATACGTCCCTGATCAATCCGATCATTTGTACAATAGCGGCTCACTCGGCACAGACGGTACTCCTGTCCATATGATCATGGCCCGTGAAAACGGCACATTTATCCATCCAAGAATCCTGCAGCATGTCGGCAGAGTCATCCATGGCAAGGCCGGCAAAGAATGCCCTTGCATTTCTGAGAACTGGGATTTTCATTCTCTCAGGCATACCCATGCAACAATGCTGTTAGATGCCGGCGTTCCTCTTCCTGCTATCCAGTACCGGCTCGGCCACACTCATATCAATATGACCGAGCATTATACAAACCATGTCACTGACAATATGCGAGACAACATCAGGAAGGCAATCAGTAACCTTTAAAAGAAAAAAATTCCCCGGACACCTTAATGGAATCCGGGGGATTTTTTGTACACGCGTGTACACATTTTTTGTACACATTTAAAAAAGTGTGTACAAAACGTGTACAAATGCCGTTTTTTACCAAAAATCGCTATTATTATGTCAACTTCTTTTTGGAGCAAAAAGC